GTATTCAAGGACGGGGACACGATGAACTGCGCATTATCCAATTTGGAGCTCCTTAGTGCGGGAGATCTCATGAAGCGAAACAGCATCCATAACTATCCGGAGCCGATCGCCAAGGCTGTACAGCTCCGCGGTGCACTGAACCGGCAAATTAATAAACATCTCAAACGACTGAAAAATGAAAAATAAGATCAGTGATCTGCGCGACCATATGTTCGCCCAGCTGGAGAGGCTGGGAGATGAGGACCTGTCTGAGGAGGATCTGAAAAAAGAGATATCCAGGGCCCAGGCAATTTCTGAGGTGGGTAAAGTAATCGTGGAATCCGCCAAGACGGAGGTATTGTATGCCAAGCTAACGGGTAAACGGCGTGACGAGGCTACAAAGTTCCTGGAAGAAGGCGAAGAAAAAAGGCCCTCCATTGTCCGGCCCGCAGCTGCATACAGCAACAAGTCTAACGCGCTGCCTGACTCAGGCGAAGAGTAAGGTCTTCCATTAAGTAACCCATTATTCACAATAAAAGCTACGACAATGAAACTGACGTACTTCTCACAACAGACGCTGCCCAAAGAAGCAGCTGGCAGTAAGAGACTGCCCAAAGTCTCCTTTGCAAAGTCCGGCGTGATCACCTTCAACAAAGAGGCCGTGAAATTGCTTGGCCTGAAGCCTGGAGACAAGGTGACCCTCGCACAGGATCCCGACGAACCGATTAACTGGTATTTCTTTAAGGACCTGCAGCACGGCTTTGACCTTCGGTCAGCCTATAAAAACTTGGGCGTACAATTCAACCACATCGAGCTTACGCGCACGTTCCTGGATGCGATTGGTAAGGAGATCGGTGTCACCCACAAGTTCAAGATCGGAGGGGAGCCTACCATCATGAAGGGCGACAAATCACAAACAAAGTATTGGGGCATCCTGGTCAATTAAGCATGGATATGACGATCAACGAATCAAAGTTAGGCTTTGAAGTTTCCTTCCCATTCGATACCCGGAAGAATGACGCTGTTAGGGAAATACACGGCTCCTGGTGGAATGAAACGAAGAAGTGCTGGGTTGTACCCCGCCGGAAGCAGGGGGAGCTTAAACGCCTGCAGGCCCGGTTTAATAAAGGGCATAAAGACGTCGGGCTGCTCCCATCTCAGGTGGGCTTTGAAGTGGAAGCATGCGTGGCCGATAAGACCCTTCCAAAGCTCAGCATCGAGATCCCGCTGAAGAGAGCTCTCCGGGAATATCAGGCAGATGGGGTGGCCTATGGCATTGAAAAGAAGCGCACCCTCATCGGCGATCAGCAGGGGCTTGGAAAGACGATCCAGGCAATCGCCATGGTTGTCGCCCAGAAGGCCTTTCCCTGCCTGGTGATCTGCAAAAGCTCCCTCGTACTGAACTGGGAAAAGGAGATCAAGGACTGGACGCACGAGAAGCCCATGGTTTTCCGAGACAGTGTAAAACGCAGCTGGCCGGTATTCTTCCAGTCCCATTTCTGCCAGTTTGGTATCGTGTCGTACGACTCCCTTAAAAAGTACTTCGTTACTGGCTTTAAGGAGCCGGGCGAGGACGAGGTATTCATGGTGAAGCACATCATGTACCGTTCGGAGATCAGCCTCTTTAAGTCCGTGATCGTGGATGAAAGCCACTACATCAAAGACGAGAAGGTCCTGCGTACCAAGCTGACCGTAGGCCTTTGCCTGCGCCGGCAGAGTGTGTATCTCTTGTCCGGGACCCCTGTTCTTAATGCTCCGGAAGAGCTGTATCCTCAGCTGGTCGCCCTGGGTATCGCCAATCACTTTGGTTCCAAGGCTAATTTCAAAGCGCTATACGGCAAGAACAATCCCCGGCAGAAGGAGGCACTCCCTTACCTCAACTACCTGCTGCACAGGCATGGTTATTACCGCCGGCTCAAGAGCGAGGTGGCCACCGATATACCGCCGAAGACCCGGCAGGTGATCTTATGTGAGATCGACAATCGGGAGGAGTACGACTTGGCTGAGAAGAACTTCAGGAAGTTTCTTGAAGAGCGGCTGATGATGACCGGGGGGCAGATCGACCGGGCGCTACGTGCGGAGGCCCTGGTACAAATGATGCGTCTGCGGGAGATCTCCGCCCGGGGCAAGCTGAAGGACGCTTATCAGTGGATTGATGATCTCCTTGAGCAGGGCGAGAAGGTGGTCATCTTCGGCCACCATAAGGAGATCACCCGGGCCTTGGCGCAATATCGTCCTGATACTACCGTACGCCTGTGCGGATCCGCTGATAAGGAGACGCTGGACAGGCGCAAGCAAAAGTTCCAGACCGATCCCGCGATCCAGGCCTGTGTATGTTCCCTTCTGGCGGACTCTGAAGGTCATACCCTCACCGCGGCAAGCAACATCGGCCTTCTGGAGTTCCCCTGGCACTTCGGTAAAGCCGAGCAGGCTGAGGATCGCGTACATCGGATCGGCACCGTATACCCCGTCACTGCCTCCTACTTCCTGGGCTCCCGGACCATCGATCGGAAGATTTACAAGCTCATCATGTCCAAGAAAGATATCCATGACCTGGTCACCGGCACCGAGGAGGATGTTGAGAACCGCGTGGTCGATAACCTGATCAATTTATTTAACCAAAAAGATGAGGAGGACGAAGAATGACGCCTGATTATCTTCTGGGGCTGCTCGTCAAGAGCAACCGGGCCTTCCTGAAGGCTCAGCGGGAATATGCAGCCTGCCAAGGCGATCCGAAGCGGGATTTGCTGAAGCAAAGTCATCAGCAGGAAGTCCGCCGGCGCCGGGAGGACCTGGTTCGCCTGTTGGCGGTCATCCAGCGGATATTTCCAGTACCTGACGATTAAAGCCCCTGGCTTTCCGTCCATACTAACCACCCATTAAAAGCTAAATTCTCTCATGGCAGGTCGCAATATCAAAGAAGGACTCGATTATTTTAGGCTCGACGTAAATTATGGAACAGAGGATGCCGTGGAGCTGATAGACAGCGAATTCGGTCCCCCAGGTTTTAGGATCATTACAAAGCTCTTGCAGCGCATCTATGCAAAGAAGGGCTACTATATAGAATGGAATGAAAAGAGACGCATCCTGTTTGCCAGTGCGGTCAAAGAAAAGGCTTCGCTGGTCGACGAGGTAGTCGCCAGGTCTGTTAAATGGGGTCTCTTCAATGAGGCTGTATTTAACAAGTTTGGGATTCTCACGAGCGCGGACATTCAAATTAACTACTTAGATGCTGCGAAGCGGCGCGACAGGGTTGATATCATCCGTGAAATTTCACTCAGTAGCATTGCTGCATACGAAAATGCAAATTATGTCACCATCAATTCAATTTGTGTCAACATAAATGCACAGAGTAGAGTAGAGGAGAGTAAAGAAGAGAATAGTAGAGAAGAGGAAAGGAGTAATGGGGCGCCGCTGGCGCCAAGCGAGCCAAAAAAAAGGAATAAAGTCGAACGAAAGCCCTTTATTGCACCTACCGTCGCTGAAGTCAGGCAGTATTTCCTTTCCACCATCGGCCAGCCAGATCATCCTCGCCACTGGCCAGAGGACAAATGCCGCAACGAAGCCGATACTTTCTTCGATCATTATAAAACAAATGGCTGGGTACAGGGCAGAGGCAAGCCTATCAAGGACTGGCAGGCCGCCGTCCGTAACTGGATCCGGAATGGCATCAAGGGTGTTTTTGAAAAAGCTGGGCCGGCGAAAAAAGACGGTGCTCCTGTGTCGCACTCTCGACCTGCCGAGGCACCACCGGCCCTTAATGAACTGCAGACGGAATTGAACTACCTGTTTGAGCGGTGGACAGAAGATCCTGCCCAGGTCACGGTGATCAGCATCAAAGCCGACCATTACAACCTCCTGAAAAGCGCACACATGATCGCATTCAGCGAAGCAGAGGTCGGGAAGATTCGCGGACTGACGCAATCACACATGCTGCAGCACGGTCTGGAGGGGCCGATCGCAGAAACCCGGCTGATGAAGGCTTACGGGGTAATGGAATTTTTCAAACAACTTAAGGGACAAGAAAAGGAGGCTGTTTTCATACCATGAAAAGATACGAATACTACATAGGTATTGATACGGGCGTGGTGACCGGCTATGCGGAATGGCATAAACCCTCTCGCTCTTTGCTACGGGTTGAGGCAACCATGATCCACCGCGCCATGGAGCGAGTCAAACACCTGAAGGATTCCGGATTCGACTTCTTTGTGCGCCTGGAGGACGCCCGATTGCGGAAGTGGATCCCCCGTATGGAGACTGATTCGCGGGAGCGGGGTCGCCGCGAGGGTGCTGGTAGCGTCAAGCGTGACGCCAGTATCTGGGAAGATTACCTCACCGATCTGGGCATCCCTTTCGAGCTGGTTGCCCCCAAGTATAACAGGACAAAGGTGACGCATGACTATTTTGTCCGCCTCACCCGGTGGAACAAACCCACAAACGAACACGGCAGGGACGCAGCGACGCTCGTCTTCGGCCTTTAAAATCAATTTAATGAGCAAACACGAACCACTTGCCGAGATTAGAATATTCGCCCACCTGCGGGAGTACGGGACGTTTATCGCCCGGCATAAGTCTACAAAGAAGTCTTGTGACTCTCTGGTAGAGAAGGGCAAGGCTATCGCCGGCGACATGCGATTACAGAGGTGGGAGTACCTGTTGCCAGAAGAGTGGAAAAAGTCTGAGAAAAAAGCCCCTTACCTCCGCGCGGTCCAGCCTGATCCTCCCGAGGAGAAGATCAACCGTCCGCCCGCCTTGTACAGCAACCGCTCCCACGAGGAGCTTATTGACTACATTTTAAAAAGTTACTGATGATGGAGCTAACAGCCAGGCAGAAGGACTTTTTGGCGGCCGTCCACGCCCGAGAGAATATCTTTCTTACGGGGAAGGCCGGTACCGGCAAATCCTTCATTGTCCGGCAAGTCATCGATGACCTGAAGGAGGCGGGCCGTAAGGTCGTGGCAGTTGCCCCGACTGGGATCGCCGCCAACAACATTGACGGCCAGACGATCCACTCCATGTTCAGCGTTCCGCCGTTCGGCGTGATGGACTACAAGTGCTGCAATTTCTTAAAGCCCGGCATGCGGGAGGTCCTGCAGAAGGCGGACACTTTCGTGATTGACGAGGTGAGCATGCTGCGCCCGGATCTGCTGGATGCGATGAACTGGACTCTGGCCAAGAACGGGCTCCTGCGCCTCACGGATCGCCAGGTGATCTTCGTAGGTGACCTCAAGCAGCTGCCTCCTATTCTCAATGACAATACCCGCTCCGTCCTCTATCAGACGTATAACGGCCACACGTTCACCTACGCCCAGATCTACGAGCGGCTCAATGTCCGGACGATCGAGCTAGACGAAGTTCGCCGGCAGGATGATCCCGATTT